AGTGCACTCGGTTTGAAATTCGTCAAGGTGAATCCGGCGCAAAAACATCTCAGGTATGGGCTGATGGTTGCGTGATTCAGCGTATTGACTTGACTTCAAATATTGCTGTGGGTCCGGGTAATGAAATTCCTTATTTGCGTGGCCTTGCTAGTCAGCGTTTGGGTCATTCTATCGGAAGACTGTTTCCAAATGGTTGTGCGGTAGATTGGACAACATCGGGTGCTGGTAAAGGTGCTCGTCTTCAATACCGTAAAGCCTATAATAAAGCCAATGAAATACAGTTGAAACATTTGCCTAAAGTAAAACGCGCATACGGTGACAATTCACCGGAATATAAGTATGCACAGGACATATTCAACTACTGTCAAGAAGTTGGAATAGTTCGAATGGAACAAGAGTTAAAATCAGAATTCCTCAGTCGAGAAAAATTGTGTTACTGGGGTATGTTTGATGAATCAACTTACAAGACTCTCCACGAAGAGTTTCTCAGCGTAGATCAGCGCTTGAAGGTGACAAAAATGGATTATGCAAGCATTGCTCAACAGTTGGTTCTGGAAGGTGTTGTAGACACCACCCGTGCCGCCAATATCACGGCTACCTACGCCATGATGTGGATGCATGGTCAGGAACTTATGATGTCCGAACGGTCATTCAACACCCATGCGGCCCGCTTGAACAAGATCGGTATCAACATCCGCAACACTCCCGATCTGACCACGTTCAGCACCGTGTTCATCCGCGAGATGCGAGAAATCAACCCTGTGAAGGGTATCGCGCCTCCTGAGTGGTACAAACGGCCTTCGCACTTGAGGTTGGCCGCATGAAGCTCCCCGAATATCCCGGAACCTACGTCCTCATTTTTGTCGGCGTAATGATCATCACGACCTACGTCGCGCTCGCATAGGGGTTTTGATATGGCACTCACTGTACTGGCTCAAATCATCGGAATTTTCGGTTTTGCTGTCGTAGCGGTGGCTCTCCTCGGCGTTTGGGCACGGTCATGATAGTCAGTCATCAGGGTACGTCGTTGTCACCAGGGCAACTCCGTAATTTGGCGTTCCAGAACCGGTGCAAAGCTGCGTTCTTGAACCCGATCCTTGCTGATTCAGTCGAGAAAACGTTGGTGGTGTTGGAAGAAAGGAAACAGGCGGGTGTGAAGCCCGAGCAAGTCTGGTTCTTTGATTATGAAACTCACGGCACTGTCAGTGTCGCGGACTGGATGGGTTTTTAAAACCCAATAAACAAATGGGCTACGGTCCAACTCTGAAGTTCATCAAGAGGTTATAACTATGTCTACTGTAATCGCTCCGGCCATTGTCCGTGTTGAAGTAACCGGCAATTCTCGTTCCGGTGTTGCTTCGAAAACTCAGAAGCCTTACTGCATGTATGAGGGCTATGTTCACTTGCCGAACAGTCCTTACCCGGATAAAGCAAGTTTCTACGCTGAAGCGGTTGCACAAGTACCGCGTCCCGGCATGTATGAGTGCGATGTTGTTTACTCGGTCAAAGATGGTCGTTTTGTCGCTGAGATTGATCCGCGTCAAGGTCGTACCGTTGGCATGCCGTCCACCGCCAAAAGTCCTATTTAAATGGCACTCCCCGAGGCGATGGTCTACATCCGCCAATGTAATTACGACCCAACCAATATACCCGTTGGGGGCGTAAACGCTGGAACTTGTATTTGGGGGCAAGTTCCTATTTCAGTCCTGCAACCCGCCGCGACTGTTTCGGCGGAAGACTTAACCAGCATTGCGAACGGCATTATTTACATAGTTGTGCTGGTATTCATTATCGGCGTGATTAAAAAAGTGATTGAAATGTAAGACCGGCAATTTTGCCAAAACCCGTAGGAGAAACAACCATGAACCTGTCCCAAATCAAAACCGCTGCAAAAGGTCGTGTTGCCCAAGCTGCTGCCACCACTGGCCTGATGGTCGGCACCGGTGTTGCCTTCGCTGACGGCGTTGATGTGACCGCCGTCACCACTGCTCTCGCTGCTGCCGCCACCACTGTCGGCACCGTTGGCGCTGCCGCGCTGGGCGTCGTCGTCGTGGCCAAAGTCTTCAAATACATCCGTTCGGCCTTTTAAGGTCACGGGCCAGCCACGTCACTGAGTAGCCCTGGCCGATGCCGGGGCTTTTTTTTATACAGAAAGTGCGAATAAGCGAGCGGCGAAGCATGAGCCGCCGCGTCTCGCACTTCACTCTGTAAGTTCTCAACCGAGTAAATAGCGTGGGCACTTTAATACGAATACTGGCCGTGTCCTTACTCGGCTGCTTTCTTTTTGCAACTAACGCTATGGCGGCCGATTACTCTTGGGGCAACGGTTCCGGTAATGGTGGCTCACCTGATCCGGGATCAGCTTGTACTATAGGTGGTCAAACTCAATACGCTGGAAGTTCTATCCAGTTGTTTGACCACGCGGAAGTTGTGGGCGTTGATGGCACAACTGCATTTTGCCAGTATTACTTTACTTACACCGCAGCCTCTGGTGTTGACGACACGACACTTGTCAGAGCTGGTGTTAGAGACAGTGTTTATCGCATTGGCTCTCAATGCCCCGCGAATACTGGTCCCTATGTTCCAACTACCGGTGTCTGCACAGCGGCGACGCCGCAACTTAAAGTCGGTGATAAATGTGCTGATCAAACTGGCGGTTCACCCTCGGACCCAATGATATGGGACGGAACAGGGTGTGTACATTTTACTACTTCCGAGGGTGATGCCCCCTGTGCATATATTGCTGGTCTAGGTAATAGCACTCCACAGGCTTACTCTGTTGTTGGTAACATCGATGCAACAGGTAATGCAGTTGCTCCACCCGAGTTTGCTGGTAGTGCGCTTAAATGTGCAGTCGGTACAATTTCTACTAGTGACTGCACGGTTAACGTTGCCGGTGCGGTAAGTTGCAATGTTATTGGTAAAATCCTCGATCATGCCAATCCGAGTGGTACTCAAAATGCAGCCGACGCACTCTGCACGGATTCCAAACCTTGCGCACCAAAGGACCCAGTGGTTGAAACGAAAACTGAGGCTTGTACTCCAGTTGGCACCGGGTCCGGTGGTACCACTTGCACTGAGACGAAACAAACCACTGCTGACGGTGAACAGCAGTGCGGTACGGTTAATGGTGCTTATAAGTGCGTCACGAAACAACCGGCTTCTAACGGTCTGACAACCAACATTAGTGCAACTTCGCAGACACTGGGAGACGGTAGTGTCAAAGTTACGACGGTCAAAGATTCAACGCTTACCGTTTGCACCGATGTAAAAACATGCACTACCAAGACTTCCACAACTACAACACACTCGACAACTTCGCCTAGTGGAACCACCAAGACCGATACCAGTTGCAAAGGCACCTGTAACACTTCCGGTGGCGGCGTTGAAACTACTCCTAACGCTGGCACAGGAACTGGTGATTCAGGCACTTGCACTGGTGATAAATGTGGTGACGGTGGAGCAGGTACGGCGGCTACTACCGAGGATTGCGCCACGCCTCCGCCATGCAACGGTGACCCGTTTCAATGCGCCATCCTCCAGCAAGCTCACATTGACACCTGCAAGCTGATGGCAATGCCAGATGACAAAACCAATACCGAATGGAACGCCAAGATAGCCAAAAGTCAGGCTGATCAAGTGGCAGCCCAAACGGCCATGGATACACAAGTGAACTCGTTGCTCGGCGGATTCCAGTCCGCAACAGGTGGCGGTGGTACTGGTGGTGGCAAATGTCTGCCCGACGTTCCCTTTGATGTGATGGGCCACACCATGAACATGGAGTTCTCCAAGACGTGCGACGCGATCAGTTTTGTTCGGTTGATCATCCTCGCCATTGCTTATCTCGCAGCCGCGAAAATTGTCTATAAAGAGGTTTAATCATGCCTGCCATGCTGCTCGCCGTCGGTAGTTTCCTCCTCCAGTGGCTGCTGCCCAAGCTCCTGGCTGTCGGTGGAACGGTCGCTGTCTCTCTGACCGTCATCACGCCTATCTTTAACTTCTTGCAAAACAAGGTGATTTCCAACTTCAACGGTGCTGGTGCTGATGCAGTGCACTTTCTCCAGTTCACCGGCATTTTCGATGCGGTGTCTGTCATTTTTGCTGCTTACGCCATGGCGCTCGGCGTCAAGGCTGCGAAAGCTGCTTATCAGACTGCCGGGAGTAAAGCCTAATGTTTAAGCTCGTCACAGGCTCCCCCGGCGATGGCAAAACCTCCAATGAACTTTGGGCGTTTCTGCATGATGATCAGTACAAAAACCGTCCCAAATTTTGCACACCTATTAACGGATTCAAGGCTGCTGAAAATGGTGTGACTGAGATTGCCGATATCACCGACTGGCAAAGTCTCCCGGACGGATCGGCCATATTCGTCGATGAGGTTCAAAAGTACATGGGCACCAACCTCGGCAAGATTAACCCGCCGTGGGTAGAGGCTCTGGCCGAACATCGGCACCGTGGCTTTGACTTCGTTTGCACCACTCAGAGCCCGATGTTTCTGCATCCGTTTCCGCGAAAACTGGCAAAACCGCATGTCCATTATTTGCGGCCATGGAACCTGAAAAACGGCGCTCGATACACGTGGGAAACGGTTCAAAACGATCCAACAACCAACACGGCCAAAAAGCTTGGCCAGCGCGAAATGGTCAAGGCCAACCCGAAGGTTTTCGACCTTTACACGTCCACCGTTCTCGATACGCACAAGGCCAAACCGCCCTTGAAGCTGATCGGTGCGTTGGTTCTCGGCCTGATCGTTTTCATTACAGCCACTGCACTGGTGGTCATGCGCGTGAAGCATTTCACCGAGCCCACACCGGATCCTGTAGCGACTCTGCAAACTCAAGCCGTGGTAAAAGCCCAGGCACAAGCCGAACCGCTCGATGCTCCAGCGGCTACAGATGGCAAGGTGGTGTGGACCGAACAGACGGTAAAACCTCGAATGCCCGGTAACTTGTATACGGCGCCGATTTATGACGCGTTGACAGCTCCCACGGACTTTCCCCGGGTTGCCGCCTGCATCAGTTCCGAGACTCGCGGCACCTGCAACTGTTACACGCAACAGGGAACGCCGCTCGATGTACCCAAAAGCGCCTGTCTGGTTTACATCGCTCACAGCTCGTTTGATCCATGGTTGTCTGGCCGGCACGCGCAAACGCAAGCGGCGAATCAGTCTCAGCAGCCGCTGACCAGCCCAGCGACTACTGCCCAACCGGTTGACAGGACAAAACGCGGCATGCCCTTTACTGAGGTAGCAGACACCTCTCACACTCCGCGTAAGGCCTTAGCAGCAAAATGATTAAACGCCTCGGTCCGTTCGCTGCCCGAAGGGCATACAGCCGCTAGCGCATCAGAGAGCCAGGCACAGAACCAACGCGGCGAAACCAGCTTTCCTCCGCCCAACAAAAAACCCCAGCGATCGCCAAATCACTGGGGTTTTTTTTTCGCGTCCAAGCTCTTCACATCACCGCTAAGCCCGACCGCGCATTGTTCAACCAACTGCGTCAACGCGAACCCTCAGCGAAGCCTGTGCGGTCCCGTGACGTCTAGCGACGCCTTCTCACAGGTCCCGTCAGGTCCAATCCTCCAGCGCCTTCCGGCATCGGATCGGGTGGGGGTGGTGTGACACCCCCACTTTACTGCAATTGGTTGCAGTCTCAGCATCCGCCGAGGTCGAGAAAAATCGTTCCGTCTTTTGCTACACGCGTGTAAGCAACTGATAACTCAAGGATTTTGTGTACCAGCTCCGAATCTTTGAGCGGCGCAAGACCTTCTTTTATCAGTAACTTGTTGATTTCTATGGCTTTTATTCGAATGCACTCGGCTTCCGGCGTCGAAAGCCTCACTGTCTTGCTCATGGTTGTAACCTCATATGTCCGTCTGTCGTATTGCCACTATGGGAACGCAAACATGCGTTGACTATCACATATTAACACGGCTACATTGCGGCCATGTGTGATGTGTGAACAAGTGACAAAAGGACTTAAGAATGTTTATCGACTGGCTCAAGGTGACGCAAGAATTCGACTTCGACCTCCCGGTCGTCTCGGATATCGTCACCAAGACAATCGACACCCTGACCGGTGAAGTCCTCAGCAGCCGTACCCCATGGTTTCAACATGAAGGCAGTCACAGCTCCAAGGTCAGCGTCCAGATTTCCGGTAGAAAAATTACCATCGATGGCAACCCCTCCCGCTTGAATCGTCACGATAATCTTTGGGGTTTTGAGACGGTCGATCAGTGCCTATCCGTATATAACGAATTGCTCAGCCTGTACGGCCTACCGGCGTTTTCTAAGTGCACTCGGTTTGAAATTCGTCAAGGTGAATCCGGCGCAAAAACATCTCAGGTATGGGCTGATGGTTGCGTGATTCAGCGTATTGACTTGACTTCAAATATTGCTGTGGGTCCGGGTAATGAAAT